TTGGGCGCATATCAAGCGAATAAACTTTCCAACTTGTTCATTGTCCATGAACATTGTACCCGTTAAAAAGTCACTTGAATAAAATAGGAACGCAGGATCCTTTGACATTGTAATTTATATATTAATGGGATATTTACTTTACACAATATGTATTCATCTTGAACCATTTCAAGATGACTTAAAAGTTCAATGTAACCATCATTATGTAAAATAATGAGTTGAGTTATTACATCTTGTTTTTTGAAATGAATAATTTGACAAATTTTGTCTAATCCATTTCCATAATGCCATTCATTGACATTGTAATCATATGTCGCATTATTGACAATTACGATTAATAATCGCAAACATGATGAATGGCACTTTTGTAATGTAGTTTGTGGTATGTTTGTTTTCACGAAAAAATAAAACCCCACACAATTAATGGCGGTCGCAGTGCCAAAAACTGAATGGGGTTGTAAAGATTTTTCCAAGTTATCTGCGACATAACTGTAATGCGGTACAAATATACAAAAAAGAACTATCTTTGCAACAATCCGTTCTTGTTATTTGTCATTTCATGGGATTAGTGGGGGGATGCCGATGCCCCCCATTTTTTATTTAACCGCTTTTAACATTATAGTATCCTCATTTTGAAGGTACTGGGCGGGTTCGTATACTTCCCCCGTATGTTCGTTTAAGAAAATACCAAGGTTCATTTGTTTGTAGGCGTGTTGGTGGAGTTTTTCGCGTTCCTTTAATTCTGCCCGTAATTCCATCACTTGTGGAATGTGGTCGTAATTATACCGACCTCCACCCGCCTTGCGTGTAATTTCATATCCGTGGTACACTTGCCCATGCCATTTACCCGCTTCGGTCAATGCAAGGGGTTTTACTTGGTCTTGGAAGTTCTTGATGGTATCCGCCAATTCCTTTAATTCAATGTGGAATTGTAGGGGGCAGTAATTGCCACCCCCTATTTCCAACATCGTGTCCGATAGTTGCTCAATCATTTTTTTCATCAGAATGGAAAATCATCGTTTTCCATTTCACGAATCGCGTCGTTTCTAAAATTATCAACGATTCCGCTTGTCGCAGATTTTGAACCTTTGGTTTCAACCTTGTATTTGCTCAAAGTGTCCATGCCAGTTACGACATACTGTTCAAAGATTAATGCGTAAGAAAGGATTTCATTCAATTGAATGTCACCATTGATGGCTAAATCACCCGCCACTTTCAATACACTCATACGGGTAATGCGTTTGTCCGTTTCGGGGTCCTTTGGGGCTTTCTGTTGAAACGAATTGCCTTGTGAACCTGGTTGTGCCATCACGGGTGCAATCTTGTAATAGATGCGGTCTTTGAATTCCTTGGATGTGATGGTGTAATCGGTTTCCACACCCACTTTGAATTTGGTTTGATCCGCACTTTTGGATGCATACTCACCCGAATCGCCATTGGCAAAGGTGATTTCAAATTTGTACAATGTGCCGTACTGACCATTGTAAGTTCCGTTGGCAGTTACATTGGTTACTGCGCTTCTTTTTTGTTGTTCCATACTATTTTGTTTTTTAATTGGTAGTTTAGTTTTGTGAGAATCTCAAATTGTTTTTCCATGCTTAACCCGTTTCGTTTGAATTGGAATTTCCAGGTTGTAACTGTTGCGTAATTGGCGTGTAATAACTCCGCCAACTCTTTGTTTGACTTGTTAAATACTTGTGTTAGTGCTTCGTGTGTTGTCATTTATGATGATAATTTGATGTGCTTGTCCAAGTGTGAACAACTGCCAATCCTCATGCCCTTCAAAGGTTATGGAATAAGTGCCGTTGTTTTGATAGTGCTTTTCAATGATGTTAATGTTCTTGTATGTTCTGCGTTGTAAAATGGTTTCAACCGCATCCAATTCAAAAAGGGTTCTAAAATATAAAGTCATATAGTTCCCTCTATTGTCATACCAAAGTGAAATGCTTCTGTGTATGTCATTTGCCCTTCAATGGTTACTTCCCACAATACCATGTGGTCATCGTGCATGAGTTTAGCATCCACACTCCATGGCTTTCTGTATTGGATGATGTAATCCTTCATCTTGTCCAATTGCTTTTGCGTTATCCAAAGTGTTTCTATCATTTTGCTTTGCCTTTGTACATTCTGCGTTGAACCAACATTTGAGTGAACTCATTGAATTCGGGGATGTACTCATCCTTTTCAAACTGGTATGGGGTTGCTTCTTGTGTGTTCTCAAAACGCTTGTTGTTGCGTTTGATGCAGTGCCATGAATAACCAATGGCAAATGCAATGGGTGTTCCGATGATTAAGTAAATGATATCCATGTTATTTGTCTTTTCAAAAATAGGTTAAAGTATTTGCAATTCCAAATTAAATGCGTTTTAATATAAAATCAAACGCTTCGTGTAAAGTGACTGTGCGGTAAATTTCAGCCATGCGAAAGGCGTGTTCCCATGTTGGTGCATACCATGTTTTGGTATACAATTCCTTTCCGCTTTCTGTGCGATAAACGCATTCGTAAATGTTAAGTGTCATGTTCATGATGCAAATATACATTTGATATTTGAAATTCCAAACATATACACAAATAAAAAAAGGGATTTTACTCCCTTCTTTTGTAAATGGTTACTTTTCCTTTGTAAGTGACTTCAACATTTCAATCAAACGGGGGCAAGGATACACATCCGCCTTGTCCGCACGAACTGAATTGTGGGTGAATACACCTGATTCGTTCTTCAATGCCCGTTTGGTTACAACCCAAATATCCTCATTGTAGGTTAAATCAATGCCGTACTTTTCATTCCAAAGGATCAACAAGTCCTTAACGGATTGAATCTGTTCGTCTGTGTATTTGTGCCACAACTTGTAACCTTTGTATGCCGTTGAAAGTTCCGTTACTTGGTCTGCGGGTATTTCACCACCCACATAGTTGTAATACTTTGTGCCTTTTTTGGTGATAGGACCCCAATTGCAAACCTCAATACCAATGGATGTTCTATCCAAAGGAAGATAAGGGCAACCATGCCCCATGAAATGCTTTGTGCCTAACCCTAAATGGTACGCCCAATACTCACTTCCAAAACCTTGAACGATTGTGCCGTCTGTTGAGATAGCAACGCAAGTGGCAACCTTGTTGGCTACCTTTTCCCAATACGCAAAGGTTTGTTCACCGCTTCCATTTCCCGCCGTGTGGTGTAAATACACCTGGGTCTTTTTAACCGCTTCGCGATTGTATGCCCTAAATGGTACTTGTTTAATTTTCATCTTGTTTCTTTGATGCGCCAAAATAGAATGATACTACCATAGTCACAATGGATGTTACCCCACCCGCAATGGTAAAATAAATGTCCTTTTGATCCGTTGGGAAATCCCAAAAGATTATTGAAAATAAAATGGCATAACTCAATGCCAAAATTGAAATGGCTACAATGCCAGTGATGTTTGTCTTAAAATTGTTCATCCTTGTCCAACGCTTGGTTTTTTTGACTTATGTTTATTGATGTGTTTTGTGTGTCTGCCCAACTTCTTCTTTGGTTTCACACGAAATGTTACCGTATTACTTTTTACTTTTGTTGCCATAGGTACAATCTAAAATATCCAAAATCTTCTTTGCCACCTTCTTGCGTATACTTTACCCACGCTTCGTATATAGGTCCAGTGAAGGTTGGTTGTGTTGCCGTGTCAATTCCATTATCAATCATCTTCACCGCATACACTTCAATCTTTTGTTCCATGGCTTCCATCTTCACCTCCGCCATCTCAACTTCCTTTTTTAGTTCCTCTTTTTCTTGAACCTTTGCTTCAACCATCTTTGCGTTCATCGTTTGAGCCATTTTAGTCACTTCTGACGCACTTTGTAGGTTTTTTGATACCTTGTTAAGTAACGCGTCTATTTCGTCAATCTGTGGGCTTTCTTTTGCGGTTGCACTTGTGGCCACATAACCAGTGATAAACAACGCGCTAAATACGATTAAAAGGTTTTTCATAGTTTTTTCATTGTTTGCATGATCCGTATTTCAGTCATGGCAGATGCCAAGCATGAATCTGATTTTTTTAGGGCATACGATAAGCGGTCAATCTTGGTATCCAATATCTCTATTTTGGCATTCGCTTGTTCAATTTGTTCCTTATAGCCCGAACGCAAGTCCAAATACAAATACCCAACAGCCAACAACATACAAAAAGCCACGGCAGCAACAGGGTTCTTACGAAATTGGTCAAAATTAACGGGTAGACCATTGGGGATTTTTTTAGGCGTTGACATCGGGAGTTATGCAATAAGGTGAATCGGGATAAAATTGACAAAATCTTTGTGTGTACATTTGTTCATCCCCACTAAAAGTATGAACGCCCACGGGATTTGGGAACACCTCTTTTGTTGCAAAG